CGAGCATCTTGCAGCGCCCTGATCAACGAAGCTCTGAGGCATCAGCGCGGCCTCATCAAGCAGCACTCCTGCGAGAGTAACGCCCTGGATCAGAGAAGCCGAGCTCTCGTCCTTTCCTCCGAAGAGATAAAAAACGTTAGCAACTGCCCCTTTAGTGACAGTCAGCTGATTCTTTGACACCTGCTCCGCGACCTTGTAGCCGCGGCCCCTGAGCATCAGAGAAAGATCTGCCACGACGTTGCGCCGCACAGAGCTGACGGTCTTTCCGGCTATCGCGAAATTGCAGTTTGCAAAGTCCTGCATTGCCCACAGCACGAAGGACAGCGCCATGCACACCGTCTTACCGGATCTGACCGCGCCGTCACAGATAATGCCGTCCATACCCTTCACGGGCGAGCAGTCAGTCCACCATGTCAGAACCTTCAGCTGCTTCTTTGAAAAACGCTTCCAGCTGAATACCGGAGCTCGAACCCCGCTGCCGTCTACCCTTCCCACAGACTACCGGCCTTTCCTTCAAGTGCATCAAGAAAGCCGTCGTCCGCAGCATCCGATGAAACCGGCTCGGGCTTGTCCTGCCATTTGCACCAGTTTTTTAGTGCGAAAATAGACATGGTTTGCTGGTATTTTCCGAGCATCGCGCCTTCGGCAATCGTATCAGACTGGAGCTGTTCAAACTGCTTTTTTATAGTGGGGAAATATTCGTTCAGTGAATTGTAGATCGTTTTTCTGTCGCAGGGTGAGAAGCGTCTTGAAAGCCATCGGCAGAAGTTAGTCTGTGTCGGGACTTCAAGAAACATATTGGCTTTTATCTCGTCACAAAACTCAGTGAACAACTCGACAAGATGCTTGCCCTCCTTGAACTTCTTAGGCCTGCCTGCCATACTCTCCCCTCCTTCCCTCACAACGCCAAAGAGCGACCCCCTCCCGGAGACCGCCCTTCGACAATAATTAGGAGAATATTATAATGAAAATACCTGTGGTGCAGCTGCCGAGCTCGTGCGCTCTGCGACTGCATACGGAGCTTTCGCTCCGTCGGGTGCTGCGGTCGGCAGGTGTGGACCGCAGCTCCCCTCTTTGCATTTCTGCTATCTTAATGATACCACAAGTAGATAGTGACATTCAATGACATTTTATCTTTTGCAGCGCCGACCCGTGTAGACGGTGGATATGCCGCTGCGTGAAGTGCATCTCCTCTGCTATCTGCTCCCAGCGCTGATAGAGCAGGTAGCGTCGCTCAAGCACCTCTCTCAGGACTGGATCGGGGACGGCGGCGATGCTGCGGTCGATCTCCTTGTACTTTGCGATGTACTCCTGCCGGAGCTCTTCGGCCTGCTGCTCGTAGTCCACGATCAGCGAGATCGTATCGGGGAGCTTGTCGGCGCTGCTGCCGCCCCCTGAGCCCTCGAGGGCAGGCGAACGGTAATCGAGCGCCGAGCGCAGCTTCTCAATCTTCAGCCCGATGAGCTTCAGGCGGCTGTCCATCTTTCGCACCTGCGAGAGGTATTCTTTAGGTGTCATAACCTTACTCCTTAACCACAATGTCATCGCCCTCCGGCGTGCTGACATAAGCTCGGTATATTTTTTTCAGTAACGCCCATGAAAACTTGCTTCCCTCGTGACCGTGCATATCATAGCCTTCTTTTTCTTTCCGATATAACAGGTCGGCAAGCTGGGCATCTGTCATGTTGCGGATGCTATCGCCATAAGTCGGTTCATACTGTGCTGTTGCCTGGGCTTTGCCGCAGAAGAACATCGGTGAACGTTCTGTGATTATCATTCTCTGCTTGTCGATGTAGTTCAGCGGGCATTGCAGTTCGTTCGCAAGAGCGCAGTCTTTGCATCTGATTACTTTCATTTATTTGCCCTCCTTTCCGGCTGTTGTTCTGGCCGACTCTTCCCTGAGGCCGTCGATCCTGACACACAGCCCCTCGACGTAGTCCTGCACATCTCGCGGCAGGCTGGGCGCGAGATTTCCGAGGGCGTTCAGCGCCCCGTAGCACTCCGAGAGCAGATCCAGCGCCTGCGAGAGCTCATTCTGGTAGAGAGCGATCTGGCGGCACTCGTTCCAGTGCTTATCTTCGAGCTTCAAAGAACGCTTTTCAACAAATTCAGGATCTATTTGGGCAAAGTATGCCTTTTGATAAGCCTTTACAATTTTGTAGTTTTTCGTCCCGAAGCCTTCATAAAAATGGCCATCCCTTTTGTCGTAGTATAAGATGCTATAATAAGGATCACGTTTTCCATTTACAACAATATTGATCATTATGTGATTTTCGCGATGTGCTTTCTTGTAATCGCTATCCTCTAAAATTTCATGAACAACTTCATCTATGGTTTCAGCTTTGTTCATTGCAGCTACCTCCTCTTTGTTGTTTTCAGCTTGCTCATACTCTGCCAACTTGATGTATCGTAGTAAATCACATGCAGGCAATCTCCCCGCCCGCGTTAAACCTTCCGCAACGTCCTTGACCTCTTTGTATGTACGGTCATCCGTCAAGCGTTCCCGTGTCAGCTCGTTCAGTTCCATTTTCAGCCTCCTGCTTTTTTATCAGGGCGAACCACTCTTCCATAGCCCGCCCCTCTACCTCATATCCTCTCAGAAGCTTTTCAAGGGCTTCTTCGTTCTTCACTTCCGCTACGTGTTCGGCATCGGCAATCTTCTTTTTTAGTTCGAGGATAGCCCCAAAATATGCCGCTGCAATAAACATAAATAATGCTGCTACCGCTGAACATATCACCATTACGACAAGGCCGAAAACAATGTCAGCCATTTGCATCACCTCTCTCATCTGAATTAAAAGCCTGCCCTATTCCAGCAGCTATAAATCGATCTTCTTCTGCCTCTGCTCTTATCCGTCTTGAGCGCTCGGATTTAAGCTCTTGCTCCCACTTTATCCAGCCGGGCTTGTCAATCTTCTCATCACCATAGGGCCCATGTATGCGCTGATCTTCGCAGTCGTTGATAAGCACAGCGAGGTCTTTGTCGGTAAGCTCTCTGAGATGCGGTCTGACTATTCCCCGCACCCAATCAGGCATATATGTCATTCTGCCTTGGCAATAGCGTATAGCACAGATAGCGAGAGTTCCGAACAGTTCTTCAGCAATCTTTATCATTTTCTTGCCCTCCTTTCCTGCAAGTCCGTTTTGTTCAACTCTTGAATTTTGTACACCAAATGTGTCTATCCATAGCGGTTCGTTATATCCCTACCGAACAGCTTGTCGGTCACATCTATCGTTATCTTCATACATATACCTCCTCCAGTCTTGCTATTACTGTACTGTTTCCTGTGACTGCGTCTGTCAGCTCGGCCTGATAGAAGAAGCTGCCGTCCCTTGCGTCCCGGCGGATGATGCAGCCGGTCAGGATATATTCCGCTCCCCGGAATGTCACTCTGCGGCCAAGCGACTTTTTAACCTCGCCGATCGTCATGGCAGCTCCTCCACTTTGACATAGATGCCGGAGGGGCTTGTAGTCACCCAGAACTTCTCGGTGATCTCGCTGGCCACCTGTGCATCGTCCTTCCAGAAGCCTGTGGCTGTCATGCAGTCCTTAAAGAGCTTTACCGTGTTGTCGGTGTCGGGTCGGGTCGTCTTGTACTCGCCGTCACGGTGGGCGCGTGTGGGATAGCACCACTTTGTCGTCAATCTGACTGCCCCCGTCAGCGGCTTTGGCGGAGCGTGCTTCGAGAGCAGCCCTATGAACAGCAGCTTCGAGGCTCTGATCTCGTCCTTGGTATAGACCCTCACGCCGCCCCTGCCGTCGATGCCCTTCTGCTGGCTTGTGACGGTGGGGAGCTTTTTCATAGGGAGAAAGAATTCTGTCATTGTCTGCACCTCCTCGCGTGCGTGCGGATTATTATTTCAGAATAGCCTTTCGGGGTCTCAACCCGAAAGGTTATATTATGTAATAATATACTTTTTCTTCCCTCGGGAAAAAAGCGGCTTTTTCTCGGTTTTTTCCCTCAGAGGGAAAATATCGGTAATTTTCGGTTTTTTCCCTTTGAGAGAAATTTTTGAGGGAAGGGAAAATTTTCGGTTTTTTCCTTATTGCTTCAGACCGCATTCGCCTTCGTCTATCCAGAACCTGCCATGCTCTTTCAAGTGAGCCCGTACAGTTTTTTCAGATACTCCGAGGTATTCTGCGAGTTCTGATATCTTGCATTTGTTGTCCTGCTCTACCCCACTGAACGCTGTCTCTATAGCTGTTATCCTTTCGTTCTTTTTCTGCTCCTTGGTCTTCTTCTGCCCGAGATTGCTCCTCGGGTCATGCTCTCCCTCATACGCCGCATCTTTCAGCACCTCGTCTTCGTCGGCACGGTGGACGGGATAATCGAACCACAGGTTCAGGGGCGGCTGCTTGGGGAACTCTCTGAACGTTCCCTCGATGCGCCAGGCTGTGCGGGCTCTGACGGCTGCCTTTGCCTTATCAATGTCATTCATCATCAGCTTGAAGGACTGCTCGGGGAGCTCTCGCTGGGCGGTATCTCTCAGGGTCGGCAAAGAGAAACGATCGTCATCGGAAACGCTCTCCTGCTTGCCGAAGCGGCAAAGCCAGCCGTATACTACCTTGCAGGCCGCCTTGTCCTCCTGCTGCTTCCTGAGTCCGTCGGTGACTGCGAGCTCTGTGAGGTCGAGCAGGGCGTCGGGGTCGCGTGCGAACACTCCCGAGCCCGAGGCTCTGTCCATCGAGCGCTTGCCGCTCTGGCTGCCCTTGCTGTGGTGGTGACAGTAGATCACGGCGCAGCCCAGCTCTGTGCAGACTTTGTCGAACTGATTGCAGAAACGAGCCATCTGATCTGCGCTGTTCTCGTCGCCCGTGATGATTTTGTATATCGGGTCAATCACTATTGCTATGTAGTTCTTCTTCTGCGCCCTGCGTATGAGCTTTGGCGCGAGCTGATCCATCGGAACGGAGCGGCCTCTGAGGTTCCATATATCTATTTTGCCGAGGTTGTCGGGCTTGACCTGCATCGTGGTATAAACGTCCTTGAACCGGTGCAGGCAGCTTGCGCGGTCAAGCTCGAGGTTGACGTAGAGCACTCTGCCCTGAGCGCAGCCGAAGCCGAGCCACTTGATACCCTCTGCGAGGGCTATGCAAAGCTCGATGAGTGCAAACGACTTTCCTGCTTTGGATGGCCCTGCGATCAGCATCTTGTGTCCCTGTCTGAGCACTCCGTCGATGAGCGGCGGCGCCAGCTCCGGCAGATCGTCCCAGACGCTTGCAAGGCTCTCCTCGTCGGGCAGATCGTCATTTATGCTCTCGATGTAGTCCTTCCATTCCTCGAAGCTGCTCTTTCCTATATTCTTATCGACTATGAACTGCTTTCTTCCGTTTCTCGTCACGCCGGGCATACGGCTCAGGCGTGAAGGGTTGCGGTTCTGTTTGTCGATGTCCAGACCGTTCTCCTTGCAGACCTTGTATAGGTAGTCCACCCGGCGGCGGTACTCTTCGTAATTCTGAGCATCTATCCTGACGATAGCGTGCAGGCTCTTGCCGCCGCTGTAAACGAGTATCGCCACCGGCAGCTCCAGCTCTCGGATCACGGCGTTCTGCTGCTCGAGGGGCATACTGTCGCTCTCGACCAGCGCATAGCGGAAGTCGGTGACGTTCTCGTTCTTGACTCCCTTACCATCCAGTGGATTGAAACGGATCCAGGCACCGGCCTCGGGGTTGAAGTCGCCGAACACTGCACCGATATCACCACCGCAGTTGTTGAGCAGCGCGATCAGCTCACCGGCAGTGCGGTCACAAGCTCCTTTGGTGGGGAGATACTTTCTCTTGCCCTTATCCTCACTCTCCCAGGTCTCGGTGACGTAGCCGACATTCTCGCCGGCTTCAAAGAGCGTTTCAAGGTATGTTCTGATCTCATTCACAGGATCCCATATTGCCGGCTCTCTGAACGGAATGCCCTCACCGGTAGTGAGCTGTACGCCGCTGTCATCGCCCTCATAGCTGATCTCGCTGTCCCAGTCGAGCTCGCGGAACTCGCCTGCCGGAGACCATCCCCTGTCCTTGGCCATCTGCACGATCGTGCCGGCTGTCACAGGCTCCGCCGACCCGTTGAACCCCGACCACTTGCTCTCACACTCGCCGCTGTGATAGCGGCTGTCAGATCTCGACCAGGAGTCCCAGTCAGAAACGGTATAGCCCTCATATTTGAGAGCCATACCGACATTGATCCATTCCTGATAAGTGCAATCCGAAGGCGGAATATATTTAAGTATTTCCAAAAGCGAACCAGTCAACTTCATTTCCTCCTGTCGCTGCGGCTTCCGGCTTGTAATCAGCAGGCACTATGCCCCCCGGAACGCACCAGTTGTTGGCCGCTATTCTTGATATCATTTTGTTGGCAGCTTCAAAGCTCCATTCACCGACGTGCAGAAAGCCTTTGTTCTCCAGCAGGCGTATCTGCTTCGGAGTGGTCAACCCCTCTGCCCTGCGCTTGGCGAGCCGGTCAAGGATAAGTGAGGCCTTGCCTGCATTGTCGATCTCGTCCGGAAAGATGCCGGCCTTTTCGAGCTGAGCCTTCTGCTTTTCCGAAGGCGGAGCGCACTCCCAGCCGAAGGCCGGAACATAAGAGGACAGATCCTCTGCACAGATCGACATTTCATATTGCAGCGGATCCACCAGCTTCCGCTTGCGGCTGCGCATCTCTTTCAGCTTTTTGGCAAGCGCCTCCTCACGGGCAGAAACTACATCTTCACTTGCCTGCTTTTCGGCCTGCTCGATGTCCACAGCACAGCCCGCATCGTCCGCTAAGTTCTCTGTCATCTTCTGAGCCACCTCCGGGCTCTCGCAGATCAGATGTGCAGGATGGCAGAGCTCGTGGCGCTCGGTGTGCCACAGGAAGTCGAGCAATAGGAGATGATCCTTGCCCTCGCAGAGGCGTGTGCCGCGTCCGACCATCTGGCAGTAGAGCGAGCGCACCTTTGTCGGCCGCAGCACCACGATGCAGTCAACGCTCGGGCAGTCCCAGCCTTCCGTGAGCAGCATCGAGTTGCAAAGCACATTATACTTGCCCTCATCAAAATCCTTGAGGATCTCTGCTCTGTTATCACTCTCGCCATTGACCTCTGCTGCGCGGAAGCCCTTGCTGTTCAGTATATCTCTGAATTTCTGTGATGTCTTTATGAGCGGCAGGAACACAACAGTCTTGCGCTTCTTGCAGTAATTGAGCATCTCGTCCGCTATCTGATAGAGATAGGGGTCGAGTGCTGTGTCTATGTCTGATGCCTTGAAGTCTCCCGACTGCATCGCCACACCTGAAAGATCCAGTTTCAGCGGGATCGTAACGGCTTTGATCGGTGACAGATAGCCTTCTTTGATCGCCTTCGGCAGAGTGTACTCATAAGCGAGGCTGTCAAATACCTGCCCGAGATTTTTCATATCTCCCCTGTCGGGTGTAGCAGTTACTCCCAGCACCTTTGCTGACGGAAAATGCCCCAGAACTCTTGTGTAACTGTCTGAGATCGCGTGATGTGCCTCGTCAATGATGATGTCGTCGAAGTAGTCCTCTGAGAATCCTGCGAGCCTTTTCTCGCGCATCAGCGTCTGAACGCTCCCCACGACTACTCTGTACCAGCTGCCGAGACAGCTCTGCTCTGCTTTTTCTACTGCCGAGATCAGACCTGTTGACTTTTTCAGCTTGTCCGCCGCCTGGTCGAGGAGCTCGCCTCTGTGGGCGAGTATCAGCACCCTCTCTCCCCTGCGGACACACTCCTGGGTTACATCGGAGAAGACTATGGTCTTGCCGGTACCGGTAGGCAGGACGAGCAGCGTGCGGCTGTTGCCCTTATCCCACTCGGAAAAAACGGCATCCCTGGCCTCTCTCTGATAGGGTCTCAGCTCCATCAGAAGCTACCCGGCTTCCAGCCGTTAGCAGCAGGCTGCTGATAGGTCTGCTGCGGCTGCTGATATGCCTGCTGCGGCTGCTGATAGGTCTGCTGATAAACAGGCTGCTTGGGGCTTAATGTCTCCACCTGCTCATCGTAGGCGTAGAACTTTTTGATCTTATTTGACTTGCCCTCGGAGCCGTCCTTCTTTGTATATGTATCAACATATACATGGCACTTGCCCCTCTTTCCCGGAACGGCTCCCCAGTTCATACGCAGGGGCTCGCCGTGCTTTTTCAGTCCGAGTGCAAGGAAGAACTGCGAGAGCTTCCACTCAAACCTATTGCATAAAAGCAGGTTCTCGGTTATGTCGATGCTGTCTTTTTCACCCCAGATTGTGATCGTCACCTTTGCCATGTTGCAGGGCGGCACTTTTTCCGAGCCGTTGTGACGCGCTCTGTCCACCTTGCTTACCGTGAAATCATAGTCGCCCTCGGGCAGCAGCACGAATTCCTTGCCCTCGTCGCTGATCTCGTCTTCCCAGCCGTACTCTCTGAATTCTTCGTTCATATTATATCCTCCTTAAAACGGTACTCCGTCTGCAAACGGTTCCTTCTGATTTTCCTTGATAAGCGGTAGCATCTGCCCCCAGGCCGCTATAAGCACGCCCTCGATGAAATCCGGCGGGTAGTTGGTCAGCGGTGTGTCATATGGGAAGTAGCCCCTCTGTGATACCACAAGGCGGATATCCGACTCATCGACACCGTTGGCACGCATCAGATCTTTCAGAGCAGCAGGGAGCCCTTCGGGTATACTCAGCTGCGGCGCTGTTTGTACCGGGACAGGTGAAGGATCGGGGGCGGAAACGGTTGTCGGGGCAGGCACTGCGACCCTCGTCTGAGGTACGCTGTGGATCGCCGGCTGAGGTGCGGGAGCAGGCGCAG